ACGATCCGAAACAATCGGGGCCATTTGTCTTTATCTCCTGCTAGGCTCTGCGAAGCTTTCGGGCTTCTTCTTCGAGCATGTCTCTCATTGACATCTTCTTGTCCGGCTCTCGGCTATTGTCCGAGATGGCACCGGGGGAAGACTTGATGGATTTAGCGCCTCGAAGATCACCAGCAGGCGGTGTCGTGTCATCATCATCAGCGGGGCTGCGAACCGAGTTTCGGTTTCCAACAGAACCTGGAGATACCATCCCCAGTGCTGCCATCAACTTGTCTCGCGGACTCAAGCCAGCGCCGTGTATCTGGTCGATAATACCAGACTGCAAGACTTTTGCAATCTGTTCTTCATGATCGTAGTATTCCGGGTATTCCTCCGCAAACGGGCGGATAACCTGTTGCTCCAGCGATTGGGCTTGCATAGCCTGAACCTGAGCCTTTAGGGACGCAACTTCTGGGTCTGGTGCAGGTGCCCGAGAAGACTCTTGCGGCACCTGCTGTCCCTGCGCCCGGCTAGGTGCCAACCCCGTGTACGCTTCCGGCTGGCGCTGCATATGCTCAATAAGCTGCTGTGGCGTCACGTTGGCGGAACGAAGAATGTGCCCAATAGCCTGTGGAGGCGACATGCCCAAATTCTGGCACAACTGCCGGAAACCCTGTGCCGGATCTTCGGAAAACTTCTTTTCAATGTCCACATAGTTGGACAGGGCTTCTTTGAAGGGGACATTATGCCGCTTCGACAGTTCTTCGAAGTCCTTCAGTTCCTCCCGGAAAACCTTGTGTTCCCGTAGCTCGGAAACTTCGCGCTCAAAGTCCTGTTCTCGGCGTACCCACTCCTCACGGATAGGATGGGCCACACCCTTCCACAGTTCGCGGTTCTGCGGTAGCAAGCGGGCAGGCGCTTCGATGATCTTGCGGCCCTCAGACGGCTTTGGAGTCTTGGCCTCCTGCCCGCTCTTATCCTCGGCTTTCGCTTCGGATTCCTTCGCCTCAGCTTTCGCGGGCTTGTCTTTGGCCTCCGTCTTTACCTTATTGCCGTCCCCGTCATCATCGTCCTGATCGTCGTCTTCCTTGCCAGACGCGGCCAGCTTCTTGGCCTCTGCCTCTAGGGAGTCACGGGCACTTTCGGGCTTGCGTGGTTCGGATGGGGCCTTTTCCTGCGGCGCTTCCGGAGCGGGCTTGCCGCCACCTGACTTCACGCCATCAATGTCTGTGTCAATGACAGTCGAGACATCTTCGACGGGAGCGTCATATTCGATTGGGGCTGCTTGGTTTTCCATGTGGTCTTTACCTGTCTGAGAGGTTAGTGCGAAGCCATCATTGCGAAGGCAACAAGACTGGTTAGCATTGCCATATATGCCATAACAATGGAAGCAATGCCAACTCCCGGCCTGTCATCCTGCGCGATGAATTGCGACAACCCTCCAAGGAAAGCCGAAAAGATGGCGACGTTACGGGCCGCGACATCACCAAACACGATGATGGAAATGGTGAACACAAGGAAGAACAGTGTTCCTGTCAGTGCGTATAGGGTTTGCATTTTTACCTCGTCTGAGAAGGTGGTGAATGGTTAAGGTTTAACAAATGTGCCCCACGGCATCTCTAGGCCAATTGGAGTACGAAACTCATCCATTTTACGGGACACAACTTCAATAAAATCGTTACTGGAGGAAACCCAAATTGACGCTGCAATGATGGCTTCAAAAGCGCCATCCTTAAAACTATGGCCCGTGTCTCTTGCATTGGACATCGCCGCGCAAACTATATGCTTCCGGGTACGAATGTCGTCTCCAAGTCTATACATCACCCCTCCAATGGCGGAACATTCCCGCTCTCTACATCATGAATTGCGTGCTTGATCGCCTCCACCCGCTTGGCCTCGTCAAATACGGGTGCTTCATATGTCGGTATGGCCTCGTTGCCGTACTCGATAAAGCGCTCCCCCTTGGGGTTGCCACTCGGCAGCAGGGAAGCGCGGTAGGATGACATGCTGGTATGCTGCTTGCCATCCGCTCCCCATGTTGGCTCAATGCTGTCATTGATGATACGCGGGCATGGGAAGCTGGTGGATCTTGCAGTTGGGGCAGGTTGAGGGACGGCCCTATACACAGACCGCCCGTCCTCTAGTGTGTACCAGCGTTTTTCGACTAGGGTCATTTGGGAGCCTCTGGTAGGGGCATCCAGTGGGTTGCCTGACTAATCCAAGCTTCGAAGCCGTGCAGACCTTCTTGCCCTTCTTTCGGGTAAAGGTTCCAGTCGCCGCCAACTACTTCAACGGAACCATCATCCTCAAACCTTGCAAGGATAATATACGTTCCATCCCGTGGAGCAGTCTCGATAGGCATCCATTCAGGATATTGTCTGAGAATATCCGTCATGGTCATGGCGCAAGAGCAGCAATAATCGCGTTGATCTTGGCCTTGTTAGCATTGGCCAGTGTGACGGCCGTTGCTTCGTCAGTGGCATCAGGCGTCGTTACCGGCGTAAGAGCCGCAACTGCCGCATTGTCAACGGAGCCAATCTGCGAAGCTACTTCCTGCGCAAGCGGAGGAACCATGCCGAGTTCTACAAGTCTACGTACGTCTGCCATTTATTCTACTCCTCAGGGGTCGGGGTCTGGTTCTGGTGGTGTGTACCCCTGGATGATCAGAGGTGGTGCATTCTCTTCTACCACACGAATGGGCACGCCGCTACCGTTAGTGGCAATGGTGGCCAGTGGTGCTCCATCCGTGACAGAAACGAACGGTGCGCCTGTGTCGGACAACACGACGGGGAAGCCTTGGGCTGCCATATCACATAACCCACTGTTGGCGAACAAACCGAAGATATTCAGGTATAGTATTCTCAGTCTTAATCAGCTCACTCCAAGGCTTATCGGCCCACTTAACGCCAGTCTTAAGTCTCACATTGACAATTTTACAATGTCTATTCTTCACGTTCAGTTTGTTAACGATCTTGTGCCCCAATTCGTAATCTGGCTCTTTGTAAATCATCCCACCGTCTCCCTCTCCTGCATCTGCGCCCGCTCAGCCATACTCATCTGCCGCTCGCCTTGCACCTCAGAAACCGTCTGCTGGCGATTAGCGCGTTCTTCCGAAGCAACCTTAAGCGCCGTATCCACTTGGGTCTGTTCTGTTGCACGGGCTTCCCTGTATTCTTCCAGGTCTTGCTTTCTGGCGTCTAGTCCAATCTTCGACAATATCTCTGCCGTCTGAGCCTGCATCAGGTTCTGCTTGGCGTCCATATCCGCCATCTTCGCCGCGAACTCCTGCTCTTGCTTCTGTGCAGAGAGACGCAGCCTTTCGGTCTCAAGCTGCATCTTAGCGACCTTCTCCTGCGTGTCAATTTCCATCTGCTGCATCTTGGCCTGCATGTCGGCCTGATCCTTCATGGCGCGGGCCTTGACGCTCTCCATAGCCGCATCTGCCTTAAGCTTCTCAGCCTTGGCAAGCTCCATGTTCGCAGCCGCCATAGCCTCGGACTCCCCGCCTTCCTCAACGGGAGGACGATTGGCCATTGCGTCGATCCATGCGTCGATTTTGGACTCCAATTCGCGACCCGTGCGGAATGGGGCAAGCTGGAATTTCAGCAGATCACCGGCAAGCTCCGATCCTTCCGGCCCTGTTGCCACAAGTGACTGCATCGACGCAGCGGCCGTGCCAAACGTGGTGACGAACTCGTTACGGCTCTGCTTCTCCTGTGCCTCATCGGCCCAGATGGTGGAGCCGTCTTCGATCTCGAACGCAAAGCCTCGCGCCTTGTCATCGCGCAACAGCTTCATCACGTCCTCAATGGGGACAGCGTTCTTTGCCTCGTTCAACATCGGCGCATACTTGGCAAGGATAGCCTGCTGTGCCTGTTGGAACTGCTGCTCTGCCTCTTGAGCCTGTGCAGGGTCTTGTATCTGACCCGACTTTGCGGCTTCTTCCGCCTTGTCAGCCAGTGCCTTAAGCTCTTGCTCTGCGGCGTCCTCGATACCCTTAATTTGCTTGGCAAGGTCGGACTTCGTGGGAATCTCCATCTGGGACATTTCCAGCAATGTTTCCTTGGTGAAGTTCTCCGCGATGATCTCGGCAGCAATGCGCACGGCATCACGGGCAATACGCTGTAGCTCATCGATCTTCTGGCGTACACGCACAGAACCGTACTGGCTCTTAAGCTGCTGTGCGCCCAGTGTCTCCTCTGCCTCTGTAGCGCCACGCATAATGTCAGAGATACCGGATAGTTCATAGAAGTTCTGGACTAGTTCGCTACGTGACTGGATAAGCCCCTGGATAGCGTTAGCCACCGTCTCAAGAGGGAAATAATCTACAAAGGCCCCACCCGTCTTGGACATCATAGCGGCTGATGGCACCGCAATGTAGATCGTGTCATCATTAGACCTAACCAGTTCTTCAATAGCGTCCGCCACATCGCCACCGGCAGGAATTAGGCCCTTGAGCTTGATTTGGTCCAAAAGAAGGTAAATTCTGGCGGTAAGAACATTAATCTTCGCAAAGTGAGAAGCGTACCGCTCATAGTCGGGAACAGGCACCAATGTGCGACGGGCCAGCGTTCCATAGGCAGGGCGTGGGCAAGGGAAGAATCCGCTCAGCTTAAGGTGCGGGTCGCCTGAGTCCAGGAAGACATCAACGCCCTCGGATACCCAATAAACCTTTTTGTCAGCCTTGTGCCAGACTTCCCACACAGAGGCTTTCTTGCTGGCCTCGGTGGCTTGGTTGGTGTTGTGGTCGTTATCCCGACGTTCTGTCAGGGCAGCATCCAAATAGGCGTCCCCGCTATGCTCCTTAAAGCGATCCTTCATCTCCTTCTGCGTCATCCATGCGCGACGGGCAACCCAACCAACCTCGGACCACTTGCGTGCAGGCTCATGTCGGAAGTCGTTACGGTCCAGATGCTCAAAGCAGACGGTCTGCTCCTCTCGGAGAAGCCACATAACGCCACGATTGGTAAATATCAGATCATCACGGATCTCGCACATAACATCGTCAATGCCGGAACGGTCCAGTGCCGAAATGCTGGTGCGCTCCAGTAGCTCAGCCGTCTTGTTCTTGACGGCTCGGCGGTCCTTGAACTGAGGGGAAACTACGGGCTTTGGCGCATGGGCATAGATGGCGGGCTTAAGGATCTCATAGGACGCCCAGAACAGGTCTAGCTCGGCGTCGTTCCAACCGCTGAGGGCAAGCAGGCTGACGCTGTTACGGTCACGTCTGGAGTAGATATCATCGATATCATCGCAGATGGCCTGCCAGTCGCTGAAGTCCTCCTTGGCCTTCTCCAGGGCGTCGAGGACAATTCTGGAAGACTTTGATTCGCCCTCGTCCTGATCCTTGAACGTGTCGGCTGGTGTCAGTTCGATTTCATCTGCCAAGGGGTGCGGCTCCGCGACGGGGTGTGTTGGGAGCGAATATACAGGTGGATGGAGGAAAAGGAAAGGGGCCGCTCTGTTACGAGCAACCCCTTGTTTGTGCCCCCATTACAGAGGGGGGATCATGACAACCTCCTATTGTCCCTGTTTAATCTAACATCGATCCTAAGCGACCTTGTCAGTAGGAATGAGGAGATAATACGCTATTTAGCGGACGTGTCAACACCACATCACCACAAAAACAAATCCCGCCGGGATGATGGCCCCGGCGGGTGTTTCGGCTGGCATCGTGCGGGCTTGCGCCGTTACCCCAACCCACCGAAATCTGTGGTGTGGTGTGTTATGTGGTGGAACCCGGACGTTCTGCCCGCCCTATTTCGCTCACTTCGCCCGCAAAGGCTAAGAACACAGGTGATCAATCTGCTGCTGGCTACTTGCCAAAGGCCCCGTAACGCCTTTATCCCCCAAACTAACCCCCATGTCAACACAAAAAGAAAGGGCCACCCGAAGATGGCCCTAAGCGACTGTGTACGATTCGAACGTACGTGACTGCCTAACTTATACAAGATTAGACGCCATACCTCGTCAGGTTGGGTTCATCCTCTCCCCCAACAGCCGCACATCCCGTTATATCAAACCTTCGGTTCGCCGTCACTCTCTTTCCGAAGCTGCGCGATATCCTTTTCCTTCTTCTCCTCGGCAGCGCGGGAACGCTCCTGGATCTGGTTGGGGTCGCGCATGTCTACATCAGCGTCTGGGTTGCGAGGAACTTCCGTAGTGCCCTCGGTTTCGACGGGGTTGTTCTTCCTATGGCGGGTCATGGTGGGTGCTCCTTGCGGTGATGGGTTTGGGGGTAACTTTTGGGGCGCGGTTTTGTTCCGTGCGGCGGGGGATTATTGTCATTTAACCGGGGCTTCTGAAAGCGGAATGCAATAAGGCTTTGTGGAGTCTTTCATATGTATTGGCTTTTCCGCCTCGGATCTTTCCATTTCTCTCATAGCAAAGATGCACTCTTGCTTTGTACCAACACCTTCAAACACAGGCGTGCACGCTGCATTAGTATGGCCCATACATACTAAGTAAAAAACGAACCAAGTCATTTTTCCTCTTCCTTCTCTAGGCGCGCCTCGATGATTCTTTATCGCACGCGCTAAGAAGGATGTCAACGCCACACCACCAATTTATTTACCGCCGCCTAACCCCCGGCAAAGCAGGCGCATAAATCGCCCCAATCTCCAGTTGGCGCTCCGGCTCTCGCTTGGCTGGCCCCGTATTCATCCGGTCCATTAGCTGACCTGCCAGTCCCAATGCGTCCACCTGATCGTCGTGCACGCCCACGGGGAACGACATCATTTCAGACACCAGCTCCGTTAGCCCCGGCAGATCACGCGATACGTACAGCCCAGACAAGGCCATGCGACCACGGATAGACTGCGCACGCACTGCCTTGTCCCCACGGGTAGCGAACTGCTCACGTGCCACATAGGAGCCTGTCTCCATCATTCTGCCAACCAAGAAAGGGCCGACGCCTGATTTGATCTGCCCCGTTTCCTCTGCCCATCCGATAGGCTTCCACTTGCGCACAAGGTTACAGAACGAATCAACCCACACATCAGAACCAGTTTGGCCACGCCACATATCGAGGAGCCAAAGCCGCTTCTCGTTGTCCAGTCCCACGATGACATGTACGGTGTAGTCGCCACCATTGGCAGTCACGGCGTAGTCGGAAGCACCGTATATGGATAGCGTGTCCCGTGGCGGGATCGCCTCTGGTGGGACGGCCTTTATCCACTCGCGTTTGAAGTAGTCGCCTGTGTCTGGTGCGGGTCTTTGCATGTATAGCGCGGACCATGTGCGAGGGTTGCGCTCGAACTGATGCCAGTGAGCCTCCGGGAACCACTCAGGCCAGATGTAATCTCCAATCTTTCGCCCTAGAGGATCGTCATCACGCTCACACTTAGCGGCAAGACAGATTACCTCCCATTCCATCCCGTCACGACCCATGATGAGGCCGGACTCTCCCTTGTATCCTTCAGGCAGGATACGCCCTGCTAGGT